TATTCCAACTCAATCACGATTTGACCGTCGACGGCATCATTGGCCGCGCCACCCTGTCCACCCTACAACGGATGATTGACGCCCGCGCCAAAGCCAAAGCCCCCGTTGCCGTCGCTGCGGCCTCTGGGGGGGTTGAGGCCGTGCCTGTTTCAGGCACCAGCCTGCCCGAACTGACCGGTCTCCCCGGAGCCGAATGGATCGCCCCGACGGTCCTGGCGCTGGCTATGGGCTGGTTGGCATGGCGCGCCTGGACCTATCGTGACGCCATCGCCGTCAAGTCCCAGAACCGTTTTCCCAAACTTGCCGCAAAACTGAGGAGCATCTGATGAGTGCCGCCCTAATTTCGCTCGCCTTGCAGGCGGGTGCCCCGCTTGTGCGGGATATCCTGTCCAAACGCCTTGGCGCAAAAAACACCGAACTGGCCGAAGGGGTCTTGGGGCTGATTGCCACGCGTGCAGGCGTCAATGCAGATGAGCTGCTGGATCTTGCCAACACCAAGCCTGAAGCTGTCACGGAAGCCATCGTCGGTGTCGAAGTCGACGAGGTGCCGGGCCTCTTGGCGATCTATGCTCAGGACATGGAATTTGCGCAGGTGGCTTTGGCCGCCGACCAAAACGGCGCGGCCTGGAAGAGCGCTTGGCGGCCTGCCAGCATGTACCTCATTGGTTTTTTGTGGCTCTGGAATGTGGTCCTGCTGCACGTCATCAATGCGGTTTTCAAAATCGCGCTGCCGCTGATGCCATTTGAGCAGCTTTTCCAACTGACCGTGCTCATTTCTGGCCTCTACATGGGTGGCCACACCGTCAAAGACGTCGTCGGAAAGGTCGCTGGTATCTTCGCTGCCAAGCGAGGTGGGATGTGACCCTAGATCTGGACACTTTCTTGAAGCTCTCAAGCTTCGCGCTTTCGTTCAGTGCGATCATCTGGACCTTCTTTGCCACCCGTCAAAAGGACACTGACAAACGGTTTAAGGAAGGTTCGGACCGCATGACCCGGCACGAAAACCGGATCTTGTCTCTGGAGCAAAGCGTCAAAGTGATGCCTGGCAAGGATGACCTGCATGCCGTCCAGCTCGAGCTGACCCGGATGAGCGGAACCATGGAAACCATGTCCGCCATCATGGAGGGCAATCAGAAAATCATGGGTCGCCTGGAAAACATCGTCAGCCGTCACGAAGACCACCTGTTGAACGAGAAGAGCAAATGAGCAGTTATCAAGAAACCCTGAGCGAGAACGCCCGCATCGCCATCCTGCGCTTGCTGGAAGAGGCCCCGAAGTACACCGGCAACGTGTCGATGATCACTCAGCTCCTTCACAATCTTGGAATTGGCTTTACGCGCGACCAGGTTTCCGGCGAAGTGTCCTGGCTAAAAGAGCAAGGCCTCGTCACGACCGAAGATCACGCGGGCTTCATTGTCGTGACAGCCACCGTGCGCGGGGTCGAAGTTGCCCAAGGCATCGCCCGACATCCAGGAGTCAAGCGCCCCCGGCCGGGGAGCTAAGCTATGCCTGCCCCTGCCAAACTGGACCTGATCCCGGATGAGCTGCGTCGGTGGCTCAAAGAAGAGCTGGAGCAACGTGGTTTCGGTGACATCATCGATATCACCGAAGCGTTGAATTTCCGCCTTCAGGAAGAGGGCCTGGAGATCAGCGTCGGCAAGACCGCTGTCGGCAAGTTCTCCAAAGCCCTCAAAGATCAGCGCGAGGCGTTCCAGATTGCCGAGACCTTGCTGTCGGATCTCGACATCGAGGCCGAAGGTGAGCTGCACAAGGTGCTGATGCAGATGATCGCCACCAGCGCAGTCCACATGATTCAGAATGTACGCGAAGAGGACGGCCATCTTGATCCAAAGGATCTGATGAACCTTGGGCGGATGCTGAAGGATCTGATGGCCAGCTCGGGCATGCGTGAAAAGCTGCTCGATGATGAACGCAAGCGCGTGGCGCGCGAAGCCACCGCCGCCGCTGAGGCCGAAGCCGCTGCGCGTTTCGAAGAGGTGGTGAAGGGGGTCGCAAGCGAAGCCGGCCTGAGCGAGGAGCGTCTGGGTCAGATGCGCAGGGAATTTCTGGGGCTGAAATCATGAGATCACCCCGATCCCCTGAAGTGCAGGATACCGTTTTGCTGGTGGGAGACTGGCACTGGCGAAAGGGGCCGCGCTGGAAGGCGCTTTGCGCCTGGCTGTTCGGAGAGCGCGAAACCGTGGTCACGCATCTGAACGATGTCGCCCACATCGCCTGGTGGCGGGGTGAGCCGTACCTGATCAGCCTGAGCGAGGCCAAGCCATGATCCGCGCTATCCATTTCCCGAATGTCGATGAGTTTCGCCGCCGAAAGTTGCCGGGCTCGACGCATTTTGACTTGATCAACGCCCCGCAAGGCGGGGCCGTGATGTGGTTCTTTTGCCCCTGTGGCTGCGTCGATCACTTTTTCCAGCTGCGGGTCGGGATCAAAGCCAAGCCTGCGCATAGCCCGAGCTGGAACTGGAACGGATCAGTCGAGAACCCAACGCTGGCCCCATCGGTCAACCGCCTGGACTGCGGCTGGCACGGCTGGCTGCGCGGCGGGTATTGGGGGGCAGTGTGATGCGCTCGACACTCTCTTTGGCAAAGGATCTGGAAAAGCTGGCCGAAACCTATCGTGGCACGGACCGCGACAAGGCCGCGCTCCTTTACCAGTCGGCTTGTCGCTTGCGCGATCAGATGCGCGAGACGCTGCGCCTGGAAGACGAGATCGAGAGGCTGAAAGCTGGCAAACGACTGGCTGAGAAACGTGCGGCCACTATTGAGTGTGAAACCGAGCATCTTCGCTCGGTTTGCCCCGTTTCAAGCGCCCCCCAATCCCCGGCTCCTCCAAAGCCAAAACGATAGACAGGCGATCCATGACCCAGCCTGATCTTGCACCGACAAATCCAATCCTGACCCGCGCTCCAGACGAGCTGCCTGACGAATTGCCGCGCGGCGCGCAGATCCCCGAGGATCTGGACCCGCTGGCCGATGGTATCCTCATGCAGCATCAAAAGGACTGGTTGGAGGACCAGTCGGACCTGAAAATAGCCGAGAAGGGTCGACGAACGGGTGTCACCTTTGCCGAGGCCCTCGACGATACCTTGATCGCTGCCGCCAGCCGTAAAGCGGGCGGCTCAAACGTGTTCTATATCGGCGACACCAAGGACAAAGGCCGCGAGTTCATCGGCTATGTGGCGCATTTCGCCAAGGTGATTGCGGGCGAGCTGCACGGCATTGAGGAGTTTATCTTCAAGGATGAACGTGAGGACGGGACGTCAAAGGATATCACGGCGTATCGTGTGACCTTCAACAGCGGGTTCAGAGTGGAAGCGCTGAGTTCCAATCCAGCCAACATTCGTGGCCTTCAAGGCGTGGTGGTGATCGACGAGGCGGCATTCCACAAGAATGTCCGCGAAGTCATCGATGCCGTGAACGCGCTGCTGATCTGGGGTGGCAAAGTTCGGGTGATTTCGACCCACAATGGGGTGCTGAATCCGTTCAACGAGCTGGTCCGCGAGGCCCAGGCTGGAAAGAACCCCTTTAAGGTCCATTTTATACCGTTTTCAAAGGCCGTTCAAAACGGTCTTTATAAGCGCGTTTGCCTGATGAAAGGCACCGAATGGACGCAAGAGGCCCAGGATGAATGGGAAGCGTTGGTCCGTGGCGCGTATGGCGCGCGCACAGCCGCCATGAAGCAAGAGCTGGATGCCATTCCGTCCGAGATGGAGGGCGCCGCACTGACCCGCGTCCAGATCGAGGCCTGTATGGCGTCGGGCATCCCCTTGCACCGCTGGTCCCAACCCGACGAGTTCAAGAACGCACCCGATGCCGAGCGTATCCGCAAGGCCAAGGAATGGTGCGACACCCATCTGGGCCCGGTGCTGAAGAAACTGGATGAAAACCTTCAGCATTTCATGGGCGAGGACTTTGCCCGATCGGGTGACGTGACCGATATCGTGATCATGGAGCTGGGCGCTGACCTGGTGCGGCGCACCAAGCTGGTGGTCGAGCTGCGCAATATCCCCTTTGATCAGCAGCGCGACATCCTGTTCTACATCTGCGACCGCATCCCCAATTTCGCCAAAGGCGCGCTCGATAAGACCGGTAACGGCGCGTACCTGGCCGAGAAGGCCGCGCAACGCTATGGCGACCGCATCGTCGAGGTGTCGTTTTCGCGGCAATGGTACGAGCTGGAGATGCCCCCTTACATCGAGGCGTTCGGGGATAAGACGGTCGTTTTGCCCAAACACGCAGACGTTCTGTCTGACCACCAAGCGCTGCAATATGTCGACGGCATCATTCGGGTGCCGAAGGACTTTCGGTTTAAAGGCAGCGATGGGTTCAACCGCCATGGTGACAGCGCGGTCGCCTGTGCGTTGGGGTATTTTGCCAGCCACCAAGACTACACCGAATACGCTTATCGCGGTGTCAAATCTGGCATGCAGGGCCACAACGGCGGGCCGTCGATGGGCGGGCCGGATGATGACGATGACGCCCCCGATCGCGGCTGGTGGCAGCCGCCTTTGGGTGCCGGTCTGCGTGGGGGGATTTGATGCTGTCGAGGCTTGCCGATCTTGGGGGTGGACTGATCCTAAACCCCGAACACGTCGTCTCCGTGAAGCGAGAATCCTATGGAAGGTTTCTGATCGTGAAAGACGTATTGGGAGACATTCACGAAGTGCAGGTCCGGTACGGTGAAACCATCTATCAGGCCGAGAAGCGGGTGCTGAAATTACTGAATACTGAGGAGTATGAAAATGCCTAGTCACAGATTTGAATCGCTCCACCAACCTGGCGACAAGGTCATCGTCGGAGGCGACATCGAGGCGGTCGTGGAGCGGATCACCTTCGGGCGTGGCCGCACCCAGCCATTGATTGATGTCGAATGGTGGTCAAACGGTGCGCTGACCACTCAGACCTTTCACGAAGAAGACGTTCAGGAATTGAAAAAATAGGAGCCAACATGGGCTGGGTTATTGGAGCTATCGTTTTCGCTGTCGGCTTTGGGCTGGGGGTTTTGTCCAGTAGGCGGGGCACTATCGGAGCAGCCTTGGGCGGACTGGCTGCATTGCTGGCCTTCATTGGCTTGAGCTGAAGGAACATAACATGGCTAAAGCTCCTCAACTTCTCGACCAATACGGCCGCCCGATTGAACACAAAGTTCTGACCGAGGAAATCGCGGCCCCGACGATTGGCGGAGTGCGTTCTCCTATGTCGGGCTATCCAGCAGACGGGCTGAATCCTATCCGTCTTGCGACCATCCTGCGCGAAGCCGACGCTGGCGATCCCGTCCGGTTTTTGGAACTGGCCGAAACGATCGAGGAACGTGACCTGCACTACTTGGGTGTCTTGGGGACGCGGAAACGCTCGGTTAGTCAGATCGACATCACGGTCAAGTCTGGTGGGCCGAGCCAGGCCGAAGAAAGTCACGCGCAAATGCTGCGGGACTGGTTGGATCGTGATGAGCTGACTGAAGAACTGTTCGATATTCTGGACGCGATCGGAAAAGGCTATTCCTTTACCGAGATCATTTGGGAAGTTTCAGAAAGGCAGTGGATGCCCCTGCGACTTGAATACCGCGATCCGCGCTGGTTCCGTTTTGCCCGGCATGACCTATCCACGCCTTTGATGCTGGATGACAATGGACAAGAAACTGCGCTGCCTGGTTTCAAGTTCATTTTCGCCAAGTTGAAGGCAAAGTCAGGCCTCGTGCTGCGATCCGGTCTGGCGCGTGCAGCCACCTGGGCCTGGATGTTCAAGGCCTACACCCAACGCGACTGGGCGATTTTCACCCAGACCTACGGTCAGCCACTGCGGGTCGGCAAATACGCAACCGGCGCAAAGAAGGAAGACCGGGACACGCTGTTCCGGGCCGTTGCCAACATCGCGGGCGACTGCGCAGCGATCATCCCACAGGGGATGGAGATCGAATTCATCCAGACAGGCAATATCGGTGCAGCCCATGCGCTCTATATGGAGCGGGCGGAATGGCTGGATAAGCAGGTATCGAAGGCGGTGCTGGGGCAGACTGGCACGACTGACAGCGAGACCGGCGGGCTAGGATCAGGCAAAGAGCACCGCGAAGTTCAGGAAGACATCGAGCGGGCAGACTGCAAGGCGCTGGCTGCTATTTTGAATCGGGATTTGGTACGGCCCTGGATCGATCTCGAATTTGGACCGCAGAAAACGTACCCACGCATCGAAATTGGCAGGCCCGAAGAGGAAGACCTCAAGTCCTTCTCAGATGCCATCGGGCCACTGATTGATCGGGGCCTCAAGGTGAAGGCGGCCGAGGTAACCGCAAAGTTCGGACTGGCCACACCCGAAAAGGGTGACGAAATACTGACTCCAGCAGCCAAATCCACCCCGCAGCCGCAACCCGCCTCCGCACCTCAAGACGAAACCGCCGCGCAGAGCGCCGTTAAACACCCATTTAATACCCTTCCTGGGTTTGCCGGGACCGTCGCCGCTCTTCAGGCTCAAGGGGCCTCTACGGGCCTCCCTGCGGCTCATGATCCAGTCGGCAACTGGACCGAGCGAATGGCGACGGATGCAGCCGCGCCAGTTCTGGGGATGATCGACCAGATCGAAGTGATGCTGGAGAGCGCTGGTTCACTTGAAGAGTTCCGCGACATGTTGCTTGAAGGTTTCCCAGATATGAATGGCGCGCAGCTTGCCCAGGTCATTGCTGCGGGCATGATGGCGGCTCATGCAGGTGGGCGCGCAGAGGTCGAGGACGAAGCGGATGACTGAGCCGGTCGCCTTTCGGTTCCGCTCGCCTTTTGCAGAACAGCTTGCCGCGTTTCGGCTGAGACTGGGTAACCTGGTTCCGACATCGCGTTGGGATGACTTATGGCAAGAACAGCATGACAGTGCCTTTATGGTGGCGGGCGCGTTGAAGGCGGATCTGCTGGCGGACCTGGCCGGGGCGGTAGACAAAGCGATTGCTGAGGGCACTGGCCTGGAGGCATTCCGCAAAGATTTCCGCACGATCGTAGAGAAGCACGGCTGGCACGGCTGGACAGGTGAAGGAACCGCTAAGGGTGAAGCCTGGCGCACAAAGGTTATTTATCGGACCAATTTGCGCACCTCCTATATGGCCGGGCGCTATGCGCAGCTCACCGAAGGCGGTTTCCTATACTGGATTTATCGTCATGGCGGATCTCTGGAGCCGCGCGTTGTTCATCTGGGCTGGGACGGCCTCATCCTGCCGCTTGGGCATTCCTTTTGGCTATGGTTCTTTCCTCCCAACGATTGGGGATGTTCCTGCCGGGTCTTCGGAGCCCGCACCCTGGCCGGAGCGATCCGCAAGGGCGGCAAGCCCGGCCTGAAGCTGAAACCCGGCTGGGACAAGATCGATCCCAAGACGGGCGCGCCCTCTGGGATCGGCAAGGGCTGGGCCTACGCGCCAGGGGCAAGCGTGGCAGAAACGGTTCAGCAATTAGCGCCAAAGCTGGATCGCTTGCCAGAGCAGCCGTCTATCGATCTGATTCAGAGCTGGCTAACCGAAAGTCTTTTCGGCGCGTGGCTTCAAAATCCAGCGGGTCTTTGGCCCCTGGCTCGACTGCCGGAGGATCTGGCGAACCGCATTGGTTCCAAAACCCGCATCGCCAACATGTCCGCACACACCGCAGCAAAACAGGTCCGTGAACATCCCGAACTTTCGATTTTTGACTACGCCCATGCCCAGCAGGTCGTTGATCAGGCCACGGAAGTGATCCGTGACGGCGACAAGAACCTGATTTTCGTGAAAGAACCAGAAGACGCAAACGGGCATGTGTTGGTGGTAAAGGCCACCGCCACAGGAGATGGGCTTTTCGTCACCAGCTTCCGGCGGTTGAGCGCGGACCCGGCAGCGCGAGCTCGTATTTTACGCCGTTTAAGGCGAAAGGGAGACTAGCAGGCGACAGGGCCCCGCACCCGGTTTCCCGGAAACCCTGCATGACGCTCCGATCAATTGATCGTGCTACGGCCGCGAGAATATTACCGTGTCACGCCTGCTATGGAGGAATATAAGCATGTTTAGCGTTCAGATCAATGATACCGCCTCCGATGGGCTGGAGGAGCTGGCGCGCGCGCTGATGGATCTCACCCCGGTATGGGCAGATATTGGCGAAGATCTACTGGTCTCGCACCAGGATCGGATCGCGCGGGGTGAACAGCCTGACGGCAGCCCATTCGCGCCGCGCTCTCCAACCACGATCAAGCGATATCAGAAGATGGGCTTGAGCTTTGGCGCGCCGCTGAACCAAAGTGGCGATATGCGCCTAGGTTTGCACTACGCCACCTCGCCCAATTCGCTGGAGTTGGGGTCCGGTGCAATCCAAGCGGCCGTCATGCAGTTTGGGGCTAAGAAAGGCGCGTTCGGATCGTATCAGGGCGAGGGGTTCGGAGGAACCACACCCACGATTTCGATCCCGTGGGGCGATATTCCCGCCCGACCCTTCCTCGGTTTGTCGGATGAAGACCAGGATGCGATCACCGCTGCGGTGGGGGAATGGCTGACCTCTATTGCCGGGCAGGATTGACCGCGCGGGAATTTAGCGGCACGTTCACTGAGACCATGAAATGCACCGCCCCGCAAACCCTTGCGGATTATTCGGACTCGATGCTTGGGCGATGATCGCCCTATCATGACAGATCAGACCCCCACCATTGCCCTGATGAGCGCCCAGATCTTGCCAACCGTGCAGGATGAGGCCGACGTACCCGAATGGGTGCATCTGCTGCCCGCGACCTTCGGCGCCATTCAGACCGGGGACAAGCGAGGACCTTACCATGTAACCGATGCGGCCCAGGTGATCGCGCTGAGCTTCTCAGAAACTGACCGGCTGCCGATCGATGAAAATCATGCAACGGATCTGGCCGCCCCCAAGGGGCATCCCAGTCCGGCCCGCGGTTGGATCGTGGAAATGCAGGCCCGCGAGGACGGCATCTGGGGAAAGGTCGAGTGGAGCAAGGAAGGGGCAGCCCTGGTCTCCACGCGCGCCTACCGCGCGCTCAGCCCCGTCATCACTCATGGCAAAACAAAAGAGGTCGGCCGCATCCTGCGGGCGAGCCTCGTCAACGTGCCTAACCTGCGCGGCCTGGCCGTGCTCAACCATCAACAACAGGATACCGAAATGGATTTTCTGCAACGCATGGCCGAGCTGCTCGGACTGAACGCGGACGCATCCGAGGAGGATGTCACCACCGCCCTGCAATCCCGCATGACAGACAATGACGGCCAAACCGCGCTGCAATCGCAGATGGGCGAGATTGCCGTCGCGTTGGGGCTGTCCTCAGAGGCCGATCACGAAGCCATTCTGAATGCCGCCCAGACTACGGGAGGCGATGATGACGAAGTCATCGTGGCGTTGCAGGCCTCGCTGAGCGACGTGACGACCCAACTGAACACCCTGCAGAAAGACAGCGCGCGGGATAAGGCTGTGGCCTTTGTGGATGCTGCTATTGCCGCGCGCCGTGTGGGCATGAAGCCGCAGCGTGATCGCTACATCTCCATGCACATGGAAGATCCGCGCGGCACCGAAGAGCTGATTAGCGCTCTTCCGAAACTGGACAGCACCCATACCACTTTGGAGCCGCCCACACCCAATGACGGCGAGATCGCGCTGAACGCTGAACAGCGTCAAGCCGCCGTCCTGCTGGGTATTCCTGAAAAAGAATACGCCGCGCAGCTTGCCGCTGAGCAGCAATAACCGGAGGCCGTCACATGACCGCACTAACCGCAGACCGCAACACCCCGCGCCTGACCGGCGATGATCGTCAAGGCTTCGTCGCTGGTGCGACCCTGATTTATGCTGGCGCAATTGTCATGCGCAACGCTTCAGGGTTCTTGACCAAAGGCCAGGCCGCAACCGGCCTGGTCGGTGTCGGCCGCGCCGAAGAGCGGGTGGATAATTCCGCCGGCGCCAATGGTGACCTGACCATCGACTATCGTGTCGGGGCTTACCGCTACGCCAATTCTGCGGGGGCTGACGAAATCACCGCCGCCGATATCGGGAACATTTGCTACGCGGTGGATGACCAGACGGTCGCCAAGACCGATGGCACCAGCACCCGCTCTCCCGCCGGCCTGATTGAGGGACTGGACGCCAATGGCGTCTGGGTACGCTTCGATGAAGCCCTGACCAACGCATCCTAAGGAGATCATTCAATGGAAGTGAATGCCGCAAACCTGAATGCCCTGCGCGTCGGATATTCCGCCGCTTTCCAGGGTGGCCTTGGCCAGGCGTCCTCGGACTTCCTGCGCATCGCCACCGAGGTCACCACGACCCAAAAAGAACAGAAATACGGCTGGCTGGGCAAGATGCCCAATGTCCGCGAATGGATCGGCGCGCGTGCCGTGCAGAACCTGTCGCAGCACGACTATTCGATCAAGGAAGTGCCCTGGGAACTGACCGTCGGCGTCGATCGCGATGACATCGAGACCGACAATTTGGGCATCTACACTCCGATGTTCACCGAGATGGGCATGTCGACCGGCTCGAAGAAGGACATGCTGGCTTTCGGTCTGCTGAAGGATGGCTTTACCACCGAATGCTATGACGGCCAGTATTACTTCGACACCGATCACCCGGTGCTGGACGAGAAGGGCGAGACCGTTTCGGCTGCCAACACCGATGGCGGTTCGGGCGCGCCCTGGTTCCTGATGGATGTCTCTCGCGCGCTGAAGCCCGTAATCCTGCAGAAGCGTAAGGACTTCCAGTTCGTCGCCAAGGATCAACTGACCGACGA